ATGAATAATGGATTTGATGGTAGTAATTCTTGCTGTCTGGCCTCATTTTCTGGTCTTATCAGTGGTGATATTTGGCTTTTGGGCGATTCTATCCGCTTTTTAGCCTCTGCCGATCGCATTACTGGTGAGCAGGCAGTTGCCCGGATGAGAGTAATTCTAGGAACTCCCGAGGCGTTTGCTGCCAACATGAAAGCGAGTACACAGGATTTTATTGCTGACCATTTTGGCGCTATGGCTATTGCTTGCGCTTTTGGTATAGCTATCCGAATGAGAGGTTAATTAAACAATGTCCTTCTTTTTTTCTGTTCTTTTGTCTGCTTCTTTACTTTCAACCAGTAACATTGATCAAAGTGCTGCTGCTGCAATGAAATTTATTGAAACTGATGTAAAGACAGTGATCGACTTCTCGATGGATTGGGCAATGCAGGCTGGTTTGGCTGCTAGTTCTACGCTTGCATTTATTGTTATTGCCAAGAGGTTTGTTGATTGATGAAATCACCTTTTACTAAAGCGATTGATGATGCAGTTCAAAAATACTCGGAACTCCCTACCAAGTTTATTGATACTCGCTTTATTATCCTTGTGCAAATTATCATCATCTGTCTAATAGGTTTTACAAATCTTCATCTACAGCGCTTTGTGATTAATCGTTGTTTGACTCCTGTTATCCCTATCCCTTCCACATCAAAATGATTATTTTTCCTTTTTCCGCAGTTAGTGCAACTGCGCGATACCGATTACAGGGTGCGGTATTGATGTTAAATCCCTGCTAACTCTTGTCGATATTCATTAGTCACATTTTCCGAAACTGATGCCGATTAAACTTTTACAACGTCCCCAAGTTAATGCTCTCCTTGATGATGATCCGCAGCCTTCAGCGCCCGTGGCCGATTCGTTTCGTACAATTACTGACGACGATGTTAAACGGCTCAACGATCTTTTTTACCGTACACAGTGCGCTGCTTCCCGTGCTGCTGTTTCTGGTGCCGCCTTAGCTGCTGCTGGTGCCGCTCTTAGTGCTGGCGGTGCTTTTGCTGCTGCTGGCGGCGCGGCTTCGGATGCCGCTGCGAATGCCAAAACTACGATCGCGAGTGGCGTCACCAATGCGATCGATATGATCAAAGCCATTGATGGCATCGGGCTTGCCGCCTTCGGTGTAGCCTTAGCCCCAATGGGTTTCATGGTTACTCTGCGTGTCCTAAACATGGTTTTAAGCCGTGTTTGATGCGTAGAGTAACCTCGAAATTCGCACTGTAAATGAGAGGCGATCGGCATCAAATAACGCACCGATCGCCTTTTCAATAGGAGATTAAAAAATGCCTGTAACTGGTGTATATGGTTTGCCTGGTAGGGGCAAAAGTTTGTGGATGCTTCAGTGGGGATTGAAGCTTGCTGAAAAATATCGTTTAAGGGTAGTTACGAATTTTCAACTAGACCCTGTACAGTTGGCTTATTATCTAAAAATTAATAATTTTAAGTGGCTGCTTGAAAATATGCCACGCGGTATTTTTTATTACGTTTCAAGTAATAAAAATTTTGCTCAGTTTCTCCAAATTCCTAATGCTGTAATTCTCTTGGATGAAATGGGGCTTTATGCTCCATCTTGTCAGTCCTGGACGCTCCCACCGGAAGCGCACAATGCTGTCGCTAACAACCGAAAAAGATTACAGCATATTATATATGCTGCACAGTATCCCACACAAATACATTCATCTATTCATAAAATCTGTTCTGAAATTATCTATGCTGAGGGCGTTGTTGTCTGGTCTGATAAACTTCGCAATGATAGTTTGATGTTTAAGGATGTCCATCTATTTAAGCCCGCTGAATTTGATGTTTGGTATAATAATCCTCGTTTACGAAAAAACCCTATTAAGAGTATGGTACTTGCTGAAAAACACTGGAAAGGTGTTATTAGTGCCGAAGATGCTCAGACTTTCCGTACTTACGATAGTTTTGGTTTGTTAGAAAAACAGGATAAAAAAGTTATTGCTGACCAAAAGTTTGGTTATCAACCGTTTGTTATTTATCCTGATTATGGTAAAGAATTATCTATTGATCAAATAGCTGCCGAGGGTTACTCGTTTTCTGAATTAGACCAGAAACTTGATGAATTTTACGAATCCGATCGTAAAAAGAAGAAAGCAATATATGAGGCAAGCAGTAGTGATAATCCTTTCACTGCTTGGAAGATTGTTGGTGATGTTCCTATTGATGGTATACATCCATTTCAAAACCACTTAATTAAGCTTTGGCGGTGGATGCCTGCGACTAGCTACAAAGGTTTGGTAAAACTTGATATGACAATAAGTAGAGAGTGGAAAACTTGGTCTAAATTTGACGATGAAATGAAGAAGTCTTATAAAATGATGTTTCGGCTTTTGATAAGTTTTATCCTCTGTATTCTTGGATTTTTTATTAGTGGTTTTCTGCCCAGACATCCTTTTATATTTTTGGGGTCGTATTTTCTAGCATTCTATTTACCTACTCACATTTTTAAATGATATGGATGCCGAAACTCTTACCCGTAACGTAAAAATAGATTGGCTTAGGTTTCAAGTTGTTACTTATGAGGCTTTATTTTTTAGAAAAATTAAAGAAATTATTGGTTTACCTTTTGAAAGAAAACAAGTTTCTTCTTTACAAGATGCCCGCGAAACTAATGTAATTGCTGCCAATAAAATATGGCATGAATCTTGGGAATTTCAAGGCAGCATATTATGTATTAAATATCCACCGACAGGAATTGATGAGCCTTTTACATTTTTAGTTGATTTAAATGGTTCAACACTTGACGCTTTAGATTTTGATAGAGTCTCTAATTTGTTGTATTTGTCACAGTTAGACACAACTTTTACTGCTCATAGAATTGATATTGCATTAGATTTCCCTGTACAGCCTCGTCGCTTGTTTGCTTATCCTTGGGAGTGTTTAGTTGAGGATGGTTTGTTATTTGGCTATAAAAAAGTTAGACGGATTAGTAATGTTGGTTCTGATGATGGTAATACTGTCTACATTGGTAGTCGGGAGTCTAGCCGTTGCTTAAGAATTTATTGTAAAGTTCTCCCTGATGGTAGAGAATTTGACAGATTAGAAGCTGAATTTAAGCGGGAACGTGCGCTTTGGATTATGAAAGAATTAGCTCAAATTTCTGTTAAAGAATACCCTAAATTTCTTAATGGTGTTGTTTGTGGTCAAGTCAGTTTTATTACAAATCATCCTAGTATTTTATTTTTTAATAAATATAAATATGGTTCGATTAATGTGCCGAATCCTTCTTTGCATTTAGATATTGAAAAGTCAATTAAATTTTTTGAAAAACACGCTCCTACTTTGGCGATGATTTATGAATTTATGGGCGCTGAGCAATTTGATAAATTTATCCAAAATAATTTGCAGGTAGGCAGGCGTAAAATGGGTGTTCGCCATCGTGCTATTTTGTCAAATGCAAAAGCTCTAGGTTTTACTTTTGGCGTTGGTCTTGCGAGTATTGTTTTAATTTGCGCTCAAACTCCGGCGATTGCGGGTGGGTTAACTTGTCCCGCTCCTGTTCCTCTAGGTTTTGAGTTAAAGCAAAAATTTCCTGTGGATATAGTCAACCCGACGCCAAGCGAGCAAGCTTATCTGGATAACATCGGCGATGGGTGCTTCCAGATTAATAGTGGTTTGAACTTTGACAAAATATGTCTACCTGGCATGATTGTCAATGCTCTTAGACCTTTTATCATCATGGGCTTGGGTCTTAGATTTATTTTTAGTGATTAATTAATTATGTTTCTTCTATCTTTTTTCATTGCTACAGCACCGCCACCACCACCACCGACTTATACATGGTGCGTTCTCCAGATGATCCAATTGGATACTAAAGAGATGATTATCGCTGCGTATGGCATGGGGAATGTTCCCAGCGGTACTAATTTAAGCTCGCTTTGCCAAGCTTTTTATACTAGGGACGTTAGGGCTGAGGGCAAGCCTTTACACCTTATAAGTTTTAACGGTGTTCAGAACCAAACTAATCCCGATCTGTTTTATCTTTCTAATACATCTAGGCGCGATTTAACTCTAGCAGAACTTGAGGAATATGATTGTCTCTTCAATAAAGATGCTGGTTCTGCTTTATCAAGTAAAGTTTTAGATTTGATGCCTTCTAGTCCTGATTCGATAAGAATTCCTCCTCAAATTATCGCCGCTATTGATTCGGTGAATTCTCCGATTTTGCGGTATGCTGCCGTTGTTATGTATAATACTGGTGTTCCGATTATGGTGATTGCTGGTCTGGTCAAGGCTTGGAAATTAGTTAAAAGATAG